ATAAAAATCCAACTTGACAAACCAAATCCGATAAAGCGTTTTTATGACGTGCTGCGCGAATATGGATACCCGGTTATCAGCAAAGAGGTTTCAAAAATTGTCTATGGAGCACGGCACAGCAAGGATAGCAAACAGTCATATTTAAATAAGCTCGACGGCCTAAATCCTGATTTTACAGAATCCGAATACAAGCAACGGTACAAAAAACACAAATACCTTTTAAACGCAGATTTTGAAATATCCAACCGCTGCTGTTACTGGATGAAAGAAAAACCCTGTATTGACTATGAACACGAAACCGGGAGAAAGCCCGTCGTTGCGATTATGGCGGCAGATAGCCAACAACGTAAAGATGCATGGTTAAAAACCGGCTGTAACGCCTTTGACGGCAAACGCCCCATGAGCAAGCCTTTGTCGATTTGGACGACGCAGGACGTTTACAGATACACCAGAGACTATAAACTGCCTTACTGTCCGATATATGGCGAAATCACCGAGGAAATCAAAATTAGCCCCAAACGCAAAATACAGCGCAAAACAGGCCGCTTAATCACAACGGGCGAAGCACATACAGGCTGCATGTTTTGTCTGTACGGCGCACACCTTGACGGAGTCGCCCGTTTACGCCGCATGAAATTTACCCATCCACGCCAATACGAGTATTGCATGTATGGCGGAGAATACGACAACAACGGACTGTGGAGGCCAAACAAAAAAGGGCTGGGCTTGTCTCACGTGTTGGATTATATCGGGGTAGACGCGGAGCAGCAGCAACTTATTTTAGACGGCTGGAACTAAAAACTATAATACCCTTTAAACTCTGGCGGCGGAAACGGATTAAACGCCCATCTTGTCGATACAAACCGCTTTAGGTTCTCACTCGGCAGCATTCCGCCGCAGTGCCCTTCAAATACTTTTGTTATAAATAGGGTGTCTTGTTTGCCACAATAACAAACGAGTTTGCGCCGAAGCCCAACAGCGGTAAAAGCGCAATCGATAAAAACCGCACCGTCACAAAGCTCGCGGCAAGTGCCGAGGCTATATAAGGTCTTAAAAAACGTGCTATCCTCTGCACAGCGCGGGTAAAAACTATAAACAATCAAATAAAGCACATACATCACCTATAGGTAGTATGTGCAGAAGGAGAGCAAAAATGATTCCTATAGGCATTGACAGCCATCCAATTCCAACGGTATGCCCCTATTGCGGTTGTACAGTAATATTTACTTCCAATTTCACAATTTACGGACGGGAATATGGAAACGGAAAGTGTTATAAATGTACCGCTTGTGATGCTTATGTAGGCGTACATACAGGAACTAGGATTCCTTTGGGGCGACTTGCAAACGGGGAGTTAAGAGAATTAAAAAAGGAATGTCACGCAATTTTTGACCCTGTATGGAAGAGTAAAAAACTCTTGACGCGCGGCGAAGCATACAGGCGGCTTGCAAAATTGTTAAATATCCCAATCAAAGAATGCCATTTTGGATGGTTTGACAAGGACGCTTTATGCAAGGCAAAACAAATTATGAGTAATAAAGAGTGGCATAAAGAAAAAGGGAGAAGCCATGAAACGAAAATCTATTCCGACAAAGGTGCGTAAACGAGTTTATGAGAAATACGGTGGTCAGTGTGCTTACTGCGGAGAACCGATAGAGTACAAAGAAATGCAGGTTGACCACATGGAACCGCTTGCAAAGGGCGGGGCGGACAGCGAAGAAAACTATATGCCAGCCTGCCGAACTTGGAATCACTATAAAAGCACACTGACGGTTGAGCAATTCCGCGAACAAATAGGGCTTTTAACAAAAAGGCTTGCGGAGAGAGTTTATATATACAAACTGGCACAGCGCCATAGGCGCATAACGGAAAACGAGAACCCGGTAATATTCTATTTTGAGAAGGAGGAATCACGGTGAGCATTGAAATCTACAACGAAAAACTCTATACAGCTCGCAAAGAACATCGTTGCCATATCTGCGGGATAACGATTAATCTAAACGAACAGTATTACAGGGAATCTGGAAAATACGAAGGGGATTTCTTTGACCGCTGCACATGCATCTGCTGCTATGAAGTAAGAGAGCAATTCATCATCGATGTAAATGAAACTGAATATTCCGAGTGGGAAATTTTAGACGAAGCAACCAACACATTTTGCGAAGACCATTATGAAACAAACCCCTGCGCTTGCTGCAACTATAAGAATCCTTTGCGTTGTAACAGGGTAAGGGAATATTACGAAAACCAACATAAAAAACGCTGTAAGCAAGCACAGAAACCGGAGGAATAAATCATGGTACACGAACTTAAAACCGAACCGGAGCATTACGCTGCACAAAAGGCTATGATAAAACCTTTTGAGGTGCGAAAAAATGACCGGGATTTTCAAGTGGGCGACATTTTGGCGCTGAATGAATGGGAAAACGGCAAATATACCGGAAACGCTCTTCTGCGAGAAATCACATACATACTGGATGACACTCAATATTGCAAAGAAGGTTTTGCCGTTTTAGGGGTTATTCCATTTCCGCGCGGACTAATGCACATAGACGCGCCCAAAGAATTAACGAGAAAGAAAACGGAGGAAGCCACATGAATGACACCGTATCAAATTTATACGCTCGAAAGCGTGCAATACAAAACCAAAAACTCCAACTTAAAAAGGAGTTGCGCGAAAAAATAGAAAAGCTCGACAAATCATTGGAAGACATCGAAAAGGCGCTCAAAGTCATAAACGATACGGTAAAAAATGTCCTTTGCCCGGCGTGCGGAGGAACCGGGACAACGCGATATGCTGACGCAGCCGGAGCTATGGACGACAAACCTTGCGCAGATTGCAACGGAACGGGGATAAAAATGACAAAGGAGGAATTAACATGAACAGACTGACAACAGAAGGAATGGACTTTGAAGAAATGTTTTGCGAAGAATGTACATTTTACGGAGAGCCAAACGGCTGTAATTTGCCGGGGTATAAGTCGACTTGTAAACCGTTTGCTTTTTTTGTGGATGCAGCAGAAAAGCTAAAAAAATACGAGGACACCGGCCTCACGCCGGAGGAAACAGATAAACTCGCAAAAGCGCAGGAGGAAGGGCGGCTCGTTGAACTGCCGTGTATGGTTGATAGCGTTGTTTACGCCCTTATCAAATGTGAAAGCGTTGTCATGTGGCATGACAACGGGATAAACGGAACAGGCGCTACCGAATGTCCGTTTGAAAATCAATGTGACATTGAGGAATGCGACGACAACAATCTTATAATTGTTAAAACAACGGTTGAATCAATAACTATCGAGGCTAGAGGCGCGAGCATTTACCTAAGCGATATAAACGGAGAATTTCATGCCGCTGACTTCGGCAAAACCGTTTTCCTCACCCGCGCCGAAGCCGAGGCCGCGCTGAAGGAACAGGAGGCCAACAATGGCGATTAAATATCATAAAGAAACGCAATATACAACTTTCTGTGCCGAATGCGGATGCAGTGAATCCATTTATACATCCGACGAAGAATGGAAAGGCAATGACACGCCGAGTAGATATTTTAAGCGTCAAGGGTGGAGTGACGAAACAGGCGTTACACTGTGCCCGGAGTGCGTAAGGAGGAATCACAATGAAAATTAAAACAAAAATCACCGTCCCGGCAGGGATGTATTGCGACGGTTGTAAGCACACGGGCGAAAAATATGCTGATTGCTTAACGTGCAACATTTACGGTCATCCTTGCATTTACATATCAGACGGCACCGCACGCGCCGTCAAATGCGATAAATGCCTGTTAGCTTGCGCGGCGGAATTGCGTAAATAAACATTAAACAAAAGGAGATTAAAAAATGAACAAGAACACAGCAGAACTTTTAAAACTCATCCAACAAAATCCAGACTTGCCCGTTGTCCCGATTGTGGACGGGGAAATCCCCGGCGACGATTGCGGGAGGTGGCTCGGCTCATGGGGTAGCTCGCGTGTTGATGAGTATCTTTTGGCAAACAAAAGCGAATGTGTGGAATTTAAGAGCGACGGCGAGGTATTTTTAGCTCTGGAGCAATACCTGTCGGGCGAAGAATTTGAAAAGCTTCCGGAGACAGAGGAAGAATGCAGAGGTGCCTATAATGCGCTACCGTGGATAAAGGCTATCATCGTAAACATCGATTTGCCGGATTAAGGAGCGAACATGAATAAAGCCTATGTAATAAAGATTCAAGAACCACGGGGATATTGGCGAGTTTATTACTATGCCAGATTTTGCTGGAAAGGTTTGTTTTCCTGCCCAATAGCGACTATTCGTTATGGTAATACTGTTGCTCGTCTATCTGACGCGAAACTGTATAGGAGTAAGGGTAAAGCCTTGATACGGGCAAGGAAAATCAGAAAGATACACAAAGTTGAAAACAGCAATATAGTTACCGTTGTGGAAGTAGGGAGTAATTAAAATGAAAAAAACAATGGTGAAAGCAGTTTATTCAGAAACCATTTATATAGAAAGAAAATTAAACGAGGAAATAGAGAGCCTTGAAAGAAAAGGGCATGAGATTATTACCATTACATCAATGTGTGTACATACCTGCTATATATGCCTAATCTTATATCGCGGTGATAAGGAGGTAAAACCCAATGACAAGCGCTGAAATACTTGCCTTAGCAAAGCCGATATTATTTAACACCGAAATGACGCGGGCTATCATGGATGGCAGGAAAACGCAGACACGTCGGGTCATTAAACCGCGGTACTGCGATAGCGTGTTTGAAATGTACAACGGCGTACTTTGCGAAGCTTCACCATATGTAGAGCCAGTAAAAAATGCGAACGGAACAATAACACAGCAAATCAGGCAATTTGTCCCGTGCAAACCTAAGTACAAAGTAGGTGATTATCTCTATGTGCGAGAAACATGGGTCAGGTACAGTAAGCTGGATGACTGTGAGTGTGTAATCGAGAACACAGAATGCTTCTATTACAGGGCGGACGGAGAGAACCCAACCCCGTACAATCGTTTTCTTGTACAACATCCGGGCTGGGATGAATACAGAGAATCACCTAAATGGCGTCCCTCCATCCACATGCCGAAAGCCGCCGCGCGAACGTTTTTACAAGTGACAGGAGTACGAGCAGAGCGGTTGCAGGATATTACGCAGGGACAAGCGATTTCGGAGGGCATACAAGGCTATACCAAAGACGGAAAGCTTTATAAGTATTGTGTTGATATTGATACGTGGGCTGAAACCTGCAATTCTAAAAAGAGAGAAAACTATTGGCAGGGAATGCCCAAAACCGCAATAGAAGCATTCTCGATATTATGGGACAGCACAGTCAAAAAATCCGACCTCCCTTTATACGGTTGGGACGCTAATCCGTGGGTATGGGCATATGACTTTAAGAAAGTGGAGGTGGAAGATAGGCCGTGAATTTATTTTATCAAATCATAGCATTTGCCTCTTTATTTATAATCGTCCAAATCGCTTTGTTCGGAAATCTATGGATTAAAAAACAGCTTAAAAGGCTGGATGATAACATGAATAAAATAAAAGAAACGTCTGACAAACTGACACAACTGGAAGAGGATTACCCTGATGCTGATACATTCACGCAATGGAATGAATTAACAGAAAGAGCAGCCAAGATTGTAAAAAAAGATTTGCGTTTGATTGTTTCCAAAAATGTCGTGTTTTTGGCGCAGGTTGTTTTAGTTATCATCGCTGCAATGCTATTATACGCGATAATAGGAATTGTATTTTAATGACTAACTACGAGCAAATAAAAAGCAAAAGACTAGAAGAAACGGCGGAAATGTTGTACCGATTAATAGGACGCAACTGTGATAGATGTCCCACAATAGATATTTGCTTGCGCGAAGAATATGGAATCTACAACTGTTTGAAAGCTTTTGAAGATTGGCTCAATGAGATACGCCAAAAACAAAATGCGAAAAGTGGAAAGAATCGCTTTCGCATTTCAAAAAAGACAAGGAGGAACCGCGATGAACAGTGAGAAATTTAACGAGATAATTAGTGCGCAGTTAGAACACTGCAAAATAGTCCTTTGTAAAAAGGCTAAGGAATACGCGACCAAAGACCGACTGCATAATTTTAAGGTAGCGGCGTCGCTTGAACGAACTACGCCGGTTGCCGCATTAATGGGGATGATGGCAAAGCATACCGTTAGCGTATACGACATGTGCATCGGAACGGATGGCTACGAACATTTTAACTATCCGCTTGAGCTATGGGACGAAAAAATTACTGACAGTATCAATTACCTGTTATTGCTTCGCGCGTTGGTAGAAGAGGAGAACTCACAATGAACATTACAGTACAACACGAAGTCCCCTACGATAAAAACTTAGAGAACAAGTGTCTCTATGCCGGAGATTTCTTTGGAAATGAAGTTTGTAAATATCACGTTCTACGTGACCGAACCCACGGAAGAAAGGCCCCGATAGAACGAAAAAAACCGAAATGCACATTGTTTGACGTATGGTTGCCGGGAGAAAAACAAAAATGCGAACAATGCATGAAAGCGATTGAAGCACAGAAGGAGGAACCGAAATGAACATCATCATCTACATACTCGCCGGAATCGGCGCATTAACGGTTCTGTCGGTGTTCGTATTGCTTGCCTTATGGCGGTACGCAGCACGTAAGGAAAAGAAACTCGACCGGGAATCTTTCCCGAAGGAATAGGAGGCTGTGTATATGAACACTTTTGAACAATACGAAATATCTATCCCGAAACAACTAATAGAATTCCACAAATCGGGCGATACCACACATCTATTTATTAAAGCATCACTGTATGACATTGCAGCAAGTATAAAAGCAATGAATTGTCCGTGTTATGCGCGTTGTTGGAACCTTGCTCGTTTTGCTAAAAAAGCAAGGGTAAGAAAGAAAAATCAGAAACGGTTAGACAAATGGGAGAAAACGCACGATTATACTGTCAAAAAGACATTTATATAACAATCAAAAGTAGTGACCGTTAGAATAGTTATTGGGATGGAGGATAGCATATGTGCATCTACGGATTTGGCGAGCGCTTAGAAAAAGTCATCAAAGAGAAAGAGCTATCGAACGCTGAACTCGCAAGAAAATTAAAAGTAAGGCCAGCAGCAATAAACAATTACATAGACGGTACATTCACGCCGAACGTTCCTAATCTTGTACGACTATGTAAAGTCCTTAATATTTCCTCAGACTGGCTGCTTGGCCTTACTGACGACTATAAAGAAAGGAAAAGTAAAAATGGATAAGAGAGGTAGACCTAAGAAGCCTACGACTATTGAAGCAGAATCAAACAACGACGCCGCTATTCAAGTAGCTAAGAAAAAGGCTATAAATCGTAATAGTCCCGTAATAGGAGAGAATGGATTAAAACCTATATCAGATGAAGAAAACGCATTATTTTGCCGATGTGCTCAAAATGTCTTTAACAGTCCAAAAGTCAATTTAAAGAATCCTCAAGAAGTAGAGGAAGCAATAGACAACTATTTCCGAGATTGTATAGATAAAGGTTTAAGACCGGGTAACATTGGGTTGTATACAGTCTTAGGACTAACCAAGCAAGATGTAAGTAATGCTATACTCGGATATAGTAAGGTTTTACCCCCGGCGACTATAGACTTCATCAAAAAGGCGAAGGGTGCTTTAGCAGCTTATCGCGAGCTTTTAGGCAGCCACGGGAAGATAAATCCGGTTACTTTAATTTTTTGGCAAAAAAACTACGATGGATTGAGGGACCAGCAAGATATTATTGTAACACCAAATAATCCATTGGGCGAAGTGCCAGATGCCGAAACTATGGAACAAAGGTATAAAAGCTTACCGGAAGAAATGGAATAAAACATAGGCAGGGTTACACAACGCCGCGGTACCCTGTCTATTTTATCCTTATTTAGTTTGTAAGCGCGCGAATAGAGACAACGGTAGGGTTTGTCTTATCAACCAAACAGAGCCTTACAGAGCGATTTTGAGCAAAAGAAAAGACCTCCCAAAACAGGAAGGCCTTTTCTTTTTTATTTGTAGTGTTTGCTTGCAGCTAACAGTATGCCAATCGGAGCAAGCAGAATAAAAAGTATATGCACTCGGTGCATCGCCTCCTTACACAAAATACATATTGCCGTTGACCTACACGGCGACGGAATCTTGCGAAAGTCGTTGTTTAAGTCCGTCGCAGTATGTGACAACATCATCTATATGCTCTGTTAAATCCTCTTCGCGCGCGTAAGCAAATACAATCGTTGTTGCCTCTTTGGTTAATCCTTTAGAGGGCGACAACCAGTAACCTAGGGCGGGTGTAGATGTAGCGCCGCCAAAGCACTGTGACAATAGGGCCGCTGCCTCGTCGACATATTTGGCATTGTCGATTGGCTCGTTGACGTTGTTTGTTGCCGGCACGTAAACTGTAACTTTAGACGATAGTTTGATGCAGTTTTTAAGTGCGGTTTTACTCATTATAGTTTTACCTCTTTCTTTTTGCGGGGCAACCTGCTACAATGAGATTGCCCCGAATAATTTTGATGGGTTATTCTGTGGGCGCGCCGTCTGCTTTTTGTGGTGATTAGCGGGCGGCTTTTTTAAAAAAATCAGCTGTTAATGTGGATGCCGACGGCCTGCCGGAATGATAGATTCCGTTTGTTTGTTTTTCCATCTCGGCAAATTGAAACTTGTTTGCGACACAAGACATTGCCTCAAAACAATATCTGCACGTTCCGTTCGCCGTTACCTCGTACACTGTTAGGCAGTAAATAGTTCCGCGCACAGCTCCAGGTCTCTGTGACAGATTATAAAATCTTGTTCCGGCGTAGGTCGATAATTCTTTTTTTGTCATAATTTTTGCTCCTTTCTTTTTTTAGCGGCGGGATTATAAGCTTTATGCGTGACTCTGGCGGTTTTGGGGACAATTTTAATAGACTGGCCGTTATCTTGCACACATCCAAAATAATAAAAATCTACATTGCAATAATCGATTTGACCGTCGCAATCTTCGTAATTATAAGATTTTACAAATTTGTCAACGTCATCAATAACCGCCTGGGTTACATCATTTAAGCACCGATAATAGTTGCCGTTTTCTTTCCATATTCGTTCAAATTCCGCCTTTAATTCCGGGCCGCTCCAACAGTTTAACTTAAATAAATGGTTGTGCATCATTCGCCGGCGCAATGTGTTTTTGTCATCGTCGGTAAGTTCTTCGAACTTTTTATAAATGTTTACCGGGGACTCTTTTAATTGTACGTGCAGCTCCTGACACATAGAGGCATAAGAGGTTCTGACGCTAAATTTATAATTGGGGTATTTTTGTTTTACATATGCTCGCACAATCTGAGCAATATCTTTTAAGCTGCGGTTCCAGTCGTGGCGAGTACCTTTCCAGCCGTTTTGGGTGTAAAACTCAGAGCGGGATGTTGTAGCCGTTTCCGCGGTCTGCACATTGTCGCGTATTTTCCAAACGGTAAACAAAATATCATACTCGTTATTAATCTCCTGCATTGCCTCAGTGCTCCCGCCGGTGTCAGGATGATGCTTTAGAGCGAGTGCGCGGTATTGCTTTTTTAAGTCGTCAAAGCTGGTAACTGATACAAAGTATGCCATCTTTACTCCCTCTTTTCCTCGTGCAACGCCGCGAATACGGCGTTGCATTTTGTCTCCACCTCTGCCACTGTGGTTTTCTGAGTGTCCCATATACGGCACTTACACATGATGGTGCATGCATCGTCTGCCTCGCGGATGATATAGGAGTTGTAACCCACAAGCACCGACGTGTGTACCTCGCCTGTCTCACGGTCTAGCCATATCTCCGCATAGCCGTGCGTCCAGTCGTTATACTCTTTTACCGCCTCTTTGATGCCGTTTAATTTGATGTTTGACATTATGTTTATCTCCTTTCAAATTGTGCCGCTGTGTGCGGCTTTTTGTTTACAATTAAATATTATCACGCCGGCATGATTTTGTCAATACAAAAATCATAAATACGTGATAAAAATTTGCATTTTATCTATTGTAACAAATCTTAAAAGTTTTGTTACAATACCGCTGTTTATGCGGTACGGTGGGGGATATTTCACATTTAAATAGTATTAAATTAGTCCTCCGAATTCCGAAAAAATAAAAAAGAGCTTGACATAATCATATGTAAGTGATATTATTAAATTACAAAAAAGGAGGTTGCAATAATGAAATGGAATGGAATGGTTAAAGAAATAATTGCAGAAAGCGGAATAAGACAAATTCAATTAGCAAAACTTTTAGGATTTAAAGGGCAGTCGGGTATAGCGGAACTTATTAGTAGAAAAGATATAAGGCTTTCAATTTTAACAAAAATGTTAGATATTTTGGGATATGAAATTGTTGTACAAAAGAAAAAGCCCGGCAGAAGGCCGGACGGTCAATTTCTTATTACAACGGAGGAAGAACAAAAATGAAATACGGATACGGGCGCGTTTCTTCCAGAAAACAGATTTTTGGAAACAGTCTTGAAGCACAAAGAGAAAATCTCATTGCAGCTGGAGCAGAAGAAATAATAGAAGAGTGCTATACAGGCACAAAGACTAAACGCCCTAAATTTACTGAGTTGATAAATAAGCTTAAAGCTGGGGACACACTTATCGTCTGTAAGCTCGACCGTTTTGCGCGTACTACTTCCGATGGGGCAAAACTGGTTCAGGAACTCGTCGAGAGAGGTGTTACGGTTAATATTCTCAATATGGGGATTGCCGATAACACGCCACTCGGGAAGTTTATGATTAATATTATGTTTTCTTTTGCGGAGTTTGAAAGAGATATGATTGTGGAACGCACTCAGGAGGGAAAGCAAATTGCGCGGCAAAGAGAAGGGTTCAAAGAAGGACGACCTAAGAAGGAAGTTCCAAATTTTCGAGAATACAAGGAAAAGTGCGATAAAGGAGAGTTATCTATCACACGCGCTGCAAAAGAACTTGGAATAAGCAGGACACAATGGTACAGGTTGTCATCAACATAACCATTTACAAAAGCGATAAATTGTCTTAAAATATTGAGTAAGTATTAAACTTATAAAATTAGGTGGTTTAAAAATGAAAAGAATAATTATTGGTATCTTACTTTTGTGTTTCCTTGCGGGATGTTCGTCTCCTGACGAAATTAAAAGTTCGCAACAATCATTTTCAGAATCTAGCTCAGAAGCGTCGGCTACTGAGCCAGAGACAAAACCAAAACTTGCATTTTCTACTTGGAAGGAATATATTAAGAATGAGATGAAAGATTATGTTAAATCTGACGCTGACGTTACTATTGGAAAAACAGAAGAGAAAAGACAGGTAATTTCGGTAAATATTGATGATATTAAAAAAGATGACCTTGAAGATTTTTTATTTACTTGTTATATGCTGGCAATCTCTATCGGAAATTATGGAGATGGAAGTGACGCTTTACCGCCGGATATTGAGCATGTAATTATTTATTTTCCACAAGGAACATTGGGTATTATGTACATAAAAGATAATTCAGATATGTATAGACAATTTCCACTCGGTGTTACCACCACCTTGTCAATAAAAAAAGATGATGAGGATGAATTACAGAAGCATTATGATAATTTCTTTTCTTTGACAGATATAATGAAAGGAATTTAAGATTAAACACGAGTGCCGTTGAGCGCCTTCTATATGGAGGGCGCTCTTTTTTATGCTGAAAACCATTGAAAAAATATATCGAGCCATAAAAAAAGACAGCGGCAACGCCACTTTGTATCAGGATGCATTTGATTGTATACGCATTATAGGTGAAACTGATATTACAAAGGCCTCGGAACTAAATAGAGAGTTAAGAAAAAAAGTGAAATCCGCAATGAAGGAAAGCAAAGATTTAAGCTTTAAAGCGCAAATGTACGATTTGCAAAAGCTTACTTATTTATTTGCAGCTCCTTATTTGTTTGATGATTTCCTGATTTATGTAGAGTGGGACAGGGAACCGGAAAAACGTTTTTATTTACCGCGTCGTAATGTTCTGTACACTACTGTTCAGGCAATGCAAGCGTTGATAGATGATGAATTAGACCTACTAACAATTTCAATGCCGCCTGGGACCGGAAAATCAACGCTCGGTATCTTCTTTTTATCATGGGTTATGGGAAGGTTCCCCGATTGCCCCAACCTTGCATCCGCGCATAGTGACAAATTGACAAACTCGTTCTATGAAGGTGTCAAACAAATTATAACCGACCCAGAATACCTGTGGAACGATGTTTTTCCTAGCTGCAAATTAGCAGCGACAAACGCGAAAGAAGAAACGCTGGATATAAACAAGAAACATCGATTCAGCTCTTTAACATGCAGGGCGATTGATGCAACGCTAACAGGTGCAACCAGAAGCGAAAAGATACTTTATGCAGACGACCTAGTTTCCGGTATTGAAGAAGCGTTGTCGAAAGAAAGGCTTGATAAGCTTTGGGAAAAGTACACAAGCGATTTAAAAACCAGAAAAAAGCTTGGGGCAAAAGAAATACATATCGCTACCCGGTGGAGTGTACATGACCCTATAGGACGACTAGAGCAAAAGTATGGAAATGACCCACGCTGTAAATTTATTGTATTGCCTGCGCTCAACGAGTGTGGAGAGAGCAATTTCAACTACCAATATGGAGTAGGGTTTGATACAAAGTATTTCATCGACATGAAGGAAAATATGGACGATGTTAGTTTCCGCTCCTTGTTCATGAATCAGCCGATAGAACGAGAAGGGCTATTGTATTCAGAATCAGAACTGAAAAGGTATTTTGAACTTCCTTCGCGTGCGCCAGACGCAATTTTATCAATCTGTGATACAAAAGACAAGGGGAAAGATTATGCGTTTTTGCCCGTTGGGTATTTGTATGGTTCAGATTGTTACATAGAAGATTGCGTATGTGATAATGGGCTACCAGATGTTGTAGATAACCGCCTTGTTGAAATCCTTCTGAAACACAAAGTAAAGCAATCACAATTTGAGAGCAATGCTGCCGGTGGACGTATTGCTGAAAAAATTCAAAATGAAATCAAAGCAAGAGGTGGGGTAACGCATGTTACCACAAAGTATACGACTGAAAACAAGGAAACAAAAATCATTGTAAATTCAGCTTGGGTTAAGGAGCATTGCTTGTTTAAAGACGAGTCAAAATACCAAAGAAACTCGGATTACGGACGTATGATGAACTTTTTATGTACCTATACCGTAACAGGCCGGAACAAAAATGATGATGTGCCGGATGGTATGGCTATGTTCGCTGAGTATGTTCAATCCATGTCAGGAAACAGCGTTCAGGTATTTAAGCGTCCTTTCTAAATATATTGCGTATCATAACCAACTTATTGGCTTTTTGATGGTGTATAATGAAAGCAGCTAAAAATTAGGTGGTGATGGTTATAGAAAGCAGGCAAACATACGGAAGGCGTATCATCTATTCGCGTGAAGAAAAAATTACCACAGATAATATTGTTTCTGTACTCTATAAGGCGTTACCAATCCATAATATAAACGCCGATGAAATTCAGTACCTTTGGGATTATTACAAAGGGAAAACTCCTATTCGTAATCGCGTCAAAGAAGTGCGGTCAGAAATTAAAAACTGTATCAGCGAAAACAGGGCGAACGAGATTGTTTCATTTAAAACCGGCTATCTAATCGGGGAACCTATTCAATATGTCCGGCGTGGAAATGATAAAGCCGCAGATGATTTGAACCAATTAAACGAAATCATGCTCCACGAAGACAAGGCGACCAAAGACAAAGAGCTGGTTGAATGGGGGCATATTTGTGGAACCGCATACAGAATGGTTCTTCCGAAGAAAGAAGTCGATTTTTCCCCTGTGGACATTTTTACATTAGACCCGCGCTTTAATTTTATCGTTTATCAAAGCGGGTTAGGGCATAAACCGTTAATGTCTGTCATGATTGGGAAAAAAGACAGAAAAATAATTTATATGGTTTATACATCGTCTTTTTACTATGAGATACAAGCGAGGAAAATCACTAAAAAAGAGCCAAATCCTTTAAACTGTATTCCAGTGTTTGAATATCCAGCGAACAACGCGAGGCTGGGTGCCTTTGAAACAGTATTATCGCTTTTGGACGCGCTGGATAACGTAGAATCCAATCGCGTTGACGGAATAGAACAGTTTATACAGGCAATTTTGGTATTTGAAAACTGCGAAATTAGTTCTGAGAAGCTAAAAGAGCTGAAAAAGGAACTCGCCATATCTGTAAAAGGAACACCGGGACTTCCGGCAAAGGTGTTTTACGCCAATGGAGAACTGAACCAAACACAAACGCAAACGTTAGTGGATGACCTGTACCAAGCGGTTTTAACTATCTGTGGAATGCCAAACAGAAACGGTGGAAGCAGTACGTCCGATACAGGAGCAGCGGTACAGTTAAGGGATGGATGGAGTGCAGCGGAATCAAGGGCTAAAGACAGTGAAGTGATGTTTAAAAAACCGGAAAAAAGCTTTTTAACGCTTACCCTTTATATCTGCGAAATTGTACAGGGTATGAATCTTGAAATTCAAAACATTGACATTAGATTCACGCGCAGAAACTACGAAAACATACAGGAAAAAGCACAAGTGCTCACAACCATGCTTGGTAGTAACAAGATTCATCCTGAGCTTGCTTTTACGCATTGTGGTATGTTTAGCGACCCTGGATTAGCTTACAGCAGCAGTATGGATTATATGAAACAACAAGAGGTCAAGACAGGAGGCGAAGAAACTGAATCAGACATTGAATGAAGCCAGATGTAAATTTTGCAACAAGCTTTTAGGAAAAATTTCAGGTGTTTCCGAGTTATCGTGTCCACGCTGTGCCGCTGTCATACGGTTTAACGGAGAAGGAAAGGCCGAAGAAGTTAAGCGAAAACCAAAAAACAGAGCGTCTTGAACGCCGTACCTACAGTAAAGGTATGGCGTTTTATTTTATCTAGGAGGAATGTAATTTGACAAAAGACGAAGTTTTAAAAATTTTTCCTGATGCGACAGAAGAGCAATTAACTGCTCTTTTATCAGGCAACTCAGACGACGATGTTCAGGCGGCTTTACAGAGGGCCAAAGACGCAGAAAAAAGCTTTCAAATCCAGAAAAACCGTCTTGACGTGGAACGACAATTCCTGAAAGCGGGAATCGCAGAAGAAGATTACAGCAAGCTTATTGATTCTATCGTTTCCGAAGACGGCAAAAAAAGCACTGCAAGCGCAGAAGCCTTTATTGCTATTCTGACCGCTCAGAAGGAGAAGACGGAAAAAGAGATTAAGGCGGAACTGCTAAAACAAACACCGCGGCCAGGCGGCGGAAAAGACGGTGAAGACGGCGACGATACAGAGGGCGAGGCTCTAGCAAAGCAGCTTGGCGCGGAACGAGCTAAAACCGCCGAAGCAGCCGGGGAATCTATGAAACATTATATGGGAGGGAAATCATGAAATACGCAGCAACACCATTCGGAAATACCTTAATAATTCTTGCAAATGACCATTATTTCGGCGTTGCAAAGGCTGTAACAATCGCGGATGGAACAGCGGTTGTAAAAGCGGGTACGCCTATTGATGAATCTGGAAACCCGATTACAACCGGTACTGCTTTTGGTGTACTGATGCACGATGTTACGGCGGATAATCCCAACGGGACGGTTATCATTCACGGGTGTATCGACAAGAAAAAGGCACAGGAACACAGTGGTGTAACCTATGATGATGCCACAATTGCCTCTATGCCAATGATTAAATTTATATAGGAGGATAGTTTATGGATTTAACAAAGCTTTTTACAGCGCGCGCAATTGCAGCTTATTATAACGAAGTTGCAAGTAACGCAATCCCGTACTTGGGTGCGGCTTTATTCCCGGCTAAAAAGAAGGCCGGTCTTGACCTGTCTTGGATTAAAGGCAGCAGAGGACTTCCAATTTCACTGATGCCTTCTAATTTTGACGCAAAGGCAAAGCCAAGGAACAGAATTGGCGCGCAGAAAATCGAGACAGAAATGCCGTTTTTCCGTGAAAGCTTTATTGTTACGGAAAAAGACAGGCAGGAGATTTTGAGGGCGCAGGACAAGGACGATATATACCTGAAAGCCACACTTGATAAGATTTTTGACGACGCTAAAAATCTTATCGATGGCGCAGATGTCATTCCCGAACGAATGATTATGCAGCTGCTTTCTCCTGAAAACGGGAAGCCTTCCATTTCTATTTCTGCGAACGATATGGTTTACTCGTATAATTACGACCCTGACGGTTCGTTTGAAAATAACAACTTCATGAAAATCGTTTCCGATTCCGATAAATGGAGCAATGCGGACACGTCTGACCCGATTGCGGATTTAAAGAAAGCGATTGAAGCTGTATATACAAAATCCGGCACACGTCCGAGCATCGCGCTTATGAGTACAGCAACCCTAACACTTCTGACAAAAAGCAAAGCGGTACGTTCGGCGGTTCTTGCACAGAACACAGGGGCTACGGTGTATATGACAGATATTGTTGTGAAAAACATTATTTCACAACTGTTGAATATTTCTATTGTTGATTACAACAAGAAATTCAAAGACAATGACGGAACTACTCACCAGTTCTACCCCGACAATCTTGTTACGCTTATACCGGACGGTGCGCTGGGCAGTACTTGGTTTGGCACTACGCCGGAAGAGGCCGATTTAATGGGGAAATCAAATGCAGCGGTTGAAATTGTAAACACGGGGACAGCGGTAACAACCATCACGCAACCGCACCCTGTGAACGTATCGACGATTGTATCCGAAATTGTCCTTCCGTCGTTTGAACGGATGGATGAATGCTATGTTATGAAGGTGGTCTAATATGAAATATCCATATATGGTTAAACACGAAGGCAAATACTACCCGCCGTACACGGAAATCCCCGAAAACAAGGAACCCAACAAAGAGCCTCAGAAGGAACCCGAACCGCCTAAGAACGAAAAACCGGGCGGCAAAAAAGGAGAGTAAGCCCATGAACTCTCTTGAGCGTTTGCGTATCAGGCTTAACGGGGAAGAAGTAGAAGACAATGTTTTGCTTGACTTGTTGGAAAGTGCAAAAAACATAATTTTGACCTACCGTTACCCGTGTGGTAACTTTCCGACTGTAAAAACAGAATCCGGTGTGGAAACTTGTTTGGAGCCCCGATATAACGATTTACAGGTGCGAATAGCCATAGAGCTGTATAGCAAAATGGGAGCGGAAGGCCAGACTTCCCACGCAGAAAACACCATTGCAAGGTCATATGAAAGCGCAGGAATATCCCCGTCTCTACTTGCTGAAATAACCCCTAAAGTAGAAGTGATTTCATGAGAACGCTAGATAAGAACAAAAGAAGTTTTTATGTGTCTTCTCCTATTATGAAACAGCCGATATTGGATGAAGATGGCTTTGAAACAGGGGAATCAGAAATTTTATATTCTACGCCCGTTAAGCAGCGTGGGAATATTTCTGAGGCGCAAGGAGAAGCGGCTAATAAGGAGTTTGGAAACATAACCGATTACGACAAAGTAATTGTTTTATCCAAATCCACTTGTCCGATAACTGAAACGAGCAGGCTATGGGTTGACAATACCGATATAACAAAGCCAGCTGATTATAGCGTGAAGTGCATAGCCAGGTCTTTGAACAGTATTTCCGTTGCTATAAAGAAGGAAAAAAGAACACGATGAAAACAATACGGTTTGGATTAAGCGTCGGTTCCATTGCAGCGGCGAGAAAAGAACTACAGCTATATAAGCAAGAAGTGGGGAAGAAGATAGAACTTGTTGTTTCCCGTTTGATTGCAGAAGGTGTAGAGATAGCAAGGAATGAAATTATTTCACTTGGCGCAGTAGATTCAGGGGAGCTATACAAAAGCCTCGACGGACTAATTTATACGGACGGGAAAAGCGGAATCATCTTCACGGATTGCCCTTATGCTGGTTTTGTAGAGTTTGGTACGGGTGTTGTAGGGAAAAACAATCCGCATCCGTTAGTTCCGTGGCAATACGACGTAAACCAGCACGGAGAATTTGGATGGGTGTACTATGACGAAGAAGCCAACAGGTTTCGATGGACGAAAGGTATGCCATCCCGCCCGTTTATGTATAACACATCAATGGAACTGCTTGACAGGGCAGAAAAAATAGCAAAAGCGGTGTTTCAATCATGATTTCTGTTTTTAATGAAATTTATACGGCGGTTACACGTTCCATGAAATCGTCCATCGAGGATTTAAATACTTCGCGTCCTTATCCAAAAGGAGAAGTTTTGTTTCCTTTGATGACGATGGAACAAAAAAACAATGTGACGTATAAAAAAACGCTTGATTCCTCATTAACAGAGAATCACGCAAGCATCATGATAGAAATCAACGTTTATAGCAATAAGGAATCTGGCGCTTCTGTTGAATGTGAAAAGATTCTTGGTGTCGCTGATACAGAGATGCAGCGGCTTGGTTTTCTTAGGACGTTTTATAGTCCTATTCCAAACATGGATGATTCCGTGGCAAGATTAACCGCCCGTTATGATGGCGTGGTTAGCAAGAGCAAGATTGTATACAAGACGTAAGGAGGAAAATTTATGGCAATAAGCAGCTTTGGCATTTTTCTTATGATGAAGAAGGAAAATGCTTATGAAAAACTGGTCGATATTAAGGACATTCCCGATTTAGGCGGCGCACCTGAATCACTTGAAAGTACCACATTGACAGATTCCATTCAAACCTATGTACAGGGAATTCAGTCAGCAGAAGCGTTAGAGTTTACTGCGAACTATACGCCCGAAGATTATAAAAAGCTGAAGGATTCTGCCGGAATAAAACAGGACTATTCAGTGTGGTTCGGTGGAACGGCAGGAGCGGACGGTACAGTTACTCCTACTGGTGCAAATGGAAAATTCAATTTTAGCGGAACACATTCTCCCCGTGTAACCGGAGTGGGAGTAAATGAAGTAGTTGGAATGGCTATTTCGATTGCGCCGTCTACGCCGATTGTAATGGACGAAACATAAGGAGGAAAAACAATGGGAAAAATCATTCAGTTAACCTATGAAGGCAAGGATTATACGCTTGAATTTACAAGAAAATCAATCGAGCGTATGGAACGCAGAGGGTTTGATGTTTCAGAGGTTATGAAAAGGCCTGTGACAATGTTGCCGGAACTCTTTGAAGGTGCGTTTCAGGCACATCATCCCTATATCAAAAAGGAAATTGTCAATGCTATTTTCGACGCAATTACGAACAAGGGCGAGTTGATAAACAAACTTTCCGAGATGTATAACGAGCCTATTACCGCAATGGTCGAGGGTTCAGAAGACGAATCCGGGGGAAACGTTCAGTGGGAGGCGAGCTGGTAAACAGTCCAGCCTCCCCGATTTCATATTCAGAGTTTTTTCACACTCAATTTCCGTTCTATCTTTCTATTGGAATGACATATGACCAATATTGGAATATGGACGCGACGCTGGTAAAGGATTATCGAGAAGCTTATTTTTTAAGGAATAAGTATGAAAATGAAAAAATGTGGTTACAGGGATTGTATTTCCTGCAAGCTTTAAACGCTTCTGTCTGCAATATGTTTCTTAAAAGCGGTCAAAAACCATGCATTTATCCAGAAGAACCTTTGCCAAGAACGAAAAAAGAAGTTGAAGAAAAACAGCGGCGTGAAAACGAAGCTAAGATAGCAAGCTTTAAAGCGAAAATCAGTTCTATCAATTCCAAATTCAAGAGCGTCTAAGAGCGCCTGCCGGAAAGGAGGCGTTCTTTTTTGTCTGATGTTACGGTTGACAGGCTCATGCTACAGGTTGATTCAGAAGCGCAGCAGGCATACAAAGGCTTAGATGCTTTAGATGCAACGCTAAAAAAACTGCAATCTACGGTAGGAAAATTAGGGCTGAATGGATTAGCTGAAAATATGAGTTCCGTTGCAAACGCGACAAAAAAGTTAAGCGGGGAATCAGTAAGTAACATTGACCGCTTCGCCTCGGTCTGGCAGAGGCTTTCTCAGCTTGGAAAACCGCAGCTATCTAAAACAACAGCAAACCAATTAACTGCAATCGGTTCAGCTGTCCGTTCGCTGGATGGTATTAACTTCAATGCTATTCGTGAATTGACTGCCGGTATAGCACCTTTGCAAGATGTTGGGAAAGCGACAAACCTTAATTCCAACCTAAACGCGCTAAAAAAGATTCCAGAAATAACAGAGACACTTGATAGTAAAAAGCTTACGGAATTTTCTCAGAAGATTAAGCAGGTTACAGCGGCGGTTAAGCCTCTTTCAACAGAGATGGAAAAGGTGTCTGCCGGGTTTAGTAAACTTCCTGCGAACATGCAGCGCGCCATCAACGCAAATGCAAAGTTGACGGTTTCTAACACGAGAACCACAAAATCGTATAGTTTCCTCGGAACGGGTATTTCCTCTGTTAAAGCAAAGCTCGGAATCTACGCAATGGCGGCGTCCAAACTCTATGATGTTGCTGGAGGATGGGTTGTCAAGTCAAATGAATACGTCGAAAACCTTAACCTATTTACCGTTTCGATGGGTAAATACGCGCAGGAGGCTCTTGATTATGCGGAAAAAGTTCAGGATAAGATGGGCATTGATATGTCTGAATGGATTAGGAACCAGGGCGTATTTATGCAAATTGCTTCTGGCTTTGGCGTTGTGGAAGATAAAGCCTATACCATGAGTAAGGGTCTTACACAAGTTGCTTATGATATTTCTTCATTCTTCAACATTGACATTGCGCAGTCGCTTGAAAAAGTACAGAGTGGTATCGCGGGAGAACTGGAGCCGTTGCGTCGGCTCGGTTATGCTTTGGACGTGGCTACATTACAGCAAATTGCATATCAGCACGGCATAGAACAGAACATCAATAAAATGACACAGGCGCAGAAATCGCAGCTACGCTATATTGCTATTATGGAACAGAGCAACAATGTGTTAGGTGATATGGCACGCACCTTGATTACTCCGGCTAACGCTATGAGAATCCTCAACCAGCAAACTGTTCAGTTACAACGTGCGTTAGGCAACCTGTTCATACCCGTTCTTATAAAAATAATTCCCTATGTTCAGGCGTTCATTAAGCTTCTAACGGAATTTATTCAGGTAGGGGCAAACTTCCTCGGATTTGAAATCCCGACAATTGATTACTCTAATATGGACGGACTGAAAAGCGGGGCCGAAGGTGCAAACGACGCTTTAAACGACGTGAATGATACGGCTGAAAAAGTAAAGAAAAACATTATGGGATTTGACCAGCTGAACATTCTATCTGAACCAAAGAGTAAAGACAGTAAAGTTGATGTTCCTTCTTATGACCTCGGTGTTGATTTATCAGCGTATGACTATGATTTTCTTGGCGAGCTGGATAACCAGACCGAGAAAATATATAAGAAAATGAAAGTCTGGTTCAGCGACTTATACAACACGTTAAAGGAATATGAACCTCTTTTAAAAACGCTCGGTGGTTTGATGGTCGCGCTTTGGGCATTTGGAAAGGTAAAGAAATTTGTTTCTTATATTCAAAGCTTGTGGAAGTGGTTTTCTAACCTAAGTATTGTCAAAACAGTGTCCGGCGCGTTTAAAGCGTTCTTTTCTGCTTTTTCAAAATACCGAAGAGATGGGAACGGGCTTTTTGCCTCTTTTAAAGGCGGAATGAAAGCATTTCGGGATAGTTTGTCAACTACTCAGAAAGTCGCGGGTTCCTTAATAGCTTTGGGTATTGAGTTCGTAACAGTAAAAGAAGCCGTTAAGAACCTTGCGTTAGGGAACATTTCTCTTAACGAAGCGCTCTATACCATAATTCCCGCGTGTGCTGCTGTTGGCGTTGCTATGTATGCAATGTTAGGGCCTTGGGGCTTGGTGGCGGCTGCTGTAGTAGGTATAGGAGCTGCTATTTACGGAGCTTGCGAAGCTTACGATGAAATGGTATCTCAGTTTGTACAGACGACGGTGTTTGACGGTGTTGGAATTTCATTAAGCGTATTTAACGACAAGCTTAAAGCAAGTACACAGTCCATCATCGATAACAACACGCAAATTATCAACTGGGGAAGTAAAATCGCCGAGGCAAATCAAAAAATCAATGAATCCGTCACTAAGATTCAGGGGCTTACATTAACGCTTGGTGAAAGCGGTACTGTAACCTATGACGAAATCGAAGAAATCAAAGGCTATTTCAGCACGCTGTATGACACCATCAAAGAAAAAATGTCCTATTCTCAGGAAGTTATCAATACAGCACTTGTACAGGCGATGAAAGATGCAACGCCTGAAATTTCAACGCAAATCGATACACTTATCGGCGAATATCAGAGATTTGTCCGTGAGACACAGGGTAGGGCGGCAGAACTGAAAAACCAGATAGAAGGCGGATATGACGAGTTAATAGGAAAGGCAACAAATTCCGAAGACTATAACAAAATCATGTCCAATATCAACAACTGGTACAAGGAATTGGGCTCCCTTCAAGGTGGTATGTCAGAGGCTTCTTTCAAGTGGGAGGACACATTATCTAAATTCAACAATGGCGAAATAGATTTTGGTGATGATGTAGGCGATGCCAAAAAGCAAATTGGAGAAATCGCTTCTACTGGAAAAGAGGCATTGGATTCTATCAAAGAAGCTCGTACCACTACAATGACAGAACTTGAAAATGCTATAGCGTATGCCTCTGAATATAAGCAGGAATATCTTCCGGCTCTTTATGACACAAGAGATTCCTTGGAGAAATACTACAGCCAGCAGGAAAGTGAAGTGAAAAAGGAAATTGAATCTGTCTTTTCTGGAATTTCTACCGGGCTAGCTGGAAGCGCAAAAAAAGTCCTTGAAGAAGCGTCTAAGAAATACGATTCAAAAGAGGGCTGGGATAAGTTTTGGTCAGACTTTGTAAGTCCAGGCGGAAACGGTAAAGCAAAATTTCAAGAAGATACAATCAGCAAATTCAAAACTGATATTTTCGACCCGATTTCAACAGAACTTAATAATCAGACGAAATCACTCGGCGCGAGTGCAAAAAATACCGGAACAGCGGTCGTCGGTGGTTTACTCGACGGTTTAAAAACCGTTAAAAACGGCAGTTACGGAGAAAACAACGGGTATTTCCTTGCCGGACAAAACGCATTGGAAGGTTATATCAACGGTGCAAACAGCAAAATGGGCGACGCTGAAAAAACTGGAAAAGATATTTTTAAATTTTCATACGATGCCCTTTATAAAGAAGGAGATTTTGGTTCACCATCCAAAAGAACTTTTAAGGCGGGAGTTTGGTCTGCTCAGGGCCTTGGAAACGGTGTGAAATCTGAAACTCCCTACGCAGTCAAATCATTTGTCGATATGACCGAAAAGAGTTTGAGTGTCGTGAAAAAGAACGCTGATTTAAGCAAGTACGGAAAACAGATGTCAAGCACGTTAGCCGATGGTATAGATTCAAACACAATTGTGTTTGGTTTTACCGATACCTTTAATCAGGTTCTTCAAAAGCTACAGCAGTTTTCCGATAACTTCACAGGCTCGTTAAACCGTGTTGTATCAGGATTTGCGGATTCCGTTTCCAATGTCAAAGTAGAGGCAAATGGTTCCGTATCATATCAAACGATTCCAAAAGTAACTGTTCCGAAGGTATACGCGGAAGGCGGATTTCCGAATAGAGGCGAAATGTTTATTGCGCGTGAAGCAGGGCCTGAATTGGTTGGTTCAATGGGAAATAGAAGCGCAGTAGCAAACAATCAGCAGATTGTTGACGGCATCTCCAGAGGCGTGTACAGGGCTGTGAAAGAAGCGCAAGGCGACGGTGCAATGAACGTTACCGTTGTTAACCAAATTGACGGGGACGAGGTTGCCCGCCGCGTCTACAAAATCAAAAAAGAAGACAGCAGAAGGTATAACAGGGTGAATATGTAATGGCTTTTATGAAAGTAAACAATGTAGAAATCCATTCTCCGGCCTCATGTACTTGGAAACTGGCTGATTTGTCAAGCGAAGAAAGCGGGCGTTCCACGCGCACCGGAATCATGCAAAAGGATGTAGTAGCACGAAAAAGAACTCTTTCGTGTGCGTGGAGTGCAATGACATGGAATGAAGCGCACAATTTAACGCAGTTTTTCAAAGAGGATGGAATTATTGTTTCAGTTACATTTCCTGACATTATGGAAGGCTGCAATATAACAAAACGATTCTACACAGGCGACATAAGCGCAAATTACAACTTATGGGATGAAGTTCACCAAAAATTTATTGTTACAGATGTAACTTGTGACTTTATAGAAGAGTAAGGGGAGAGCTATGCAAAATGTTTCAAACCAATACAAAGAGCTTATAACCTCTTCAGGCCGACAATTCGTAGCAAAAATTTATACCAATATTGAACTGAGCGACGAGCAACGGAAAACAGGTCTATATTCATTCAACGAGTTGAACAACAATTTGATAATATCCAATGACAATATTATGATGGGAAGCCTTACAATTACGGACGAGACAACAGAACAAGGCTCTTTTGGCATTGGCGGCGCAATTATCAATAAATTAAAATTTGAAGTTGAAAATTTTAACGGTCGCTTTAATGAAATTGATTTTGCCGAAGCTGAATTTGATGTTAGAATCGGGCTTATTACTGCTCAAGACTACGAGGGAAACCTAACTATTGAATGGGTGAAAAAGGGAATCTATACAACGGAAGAAATCGTCAATAATGATAATTACGTGACGGTAACAGCGTTTGATAATCTGGCAAAGTTAGACCGCCCCTACAACGAAAGTAATTTGAAATATCCGGCTACGCTTGCGGCTATTTTGGACGATGCGTGTACTCGCTGTGGGGTAGTAGTTGATTCTCTTGATTTCCCAAATGCAAGTTGGAAGGTATCAAATAGGCAGCACATCGACGATTCCGCGACTTTTCGTGATGTCGTTTCTTGGGTGTCGCAATTGGCTTGCTCATTTGCAAAATGCGACGCAGACGGACGTTTGCATATCAAATGGTATGAAAGTACAGAAACGGAAATAAACGAATCTAGAACGATTTCTGGCGGCGTTGCGGTAACTGGCGTTTCGGTTGTAAACGCCGCAGATGAAGAATTGAATTTCATGACAGGTGAGGAAGGTTATGTCCTCCATATTGAAGGAAATCCGCTCGCACAAATTAACAGCCATTCTACTAACAATCCTATGTGGGATTCTGTTTGGGCGGATAGGTTGCTCGGCTTTCGCATTACTCCTTTTGAAAGCGCGGAAATATCAAACCCGGCAATTGAGGCTGGAGATATTGTTACTGTATATGATAAGCACGGGAACGCATACCGCACGCCGGTAACGGGACTGACTTATAAGCTGGACAGTAAAACAAACCTTCGATGTGACGCTGAGACAGCGGAAGAAAAAAACCGCAGCGGTGGGAACCAGACCGCAAAAATCAAAGCAATAGCGAAGCAGGAAGCAGAAAAGAAAATTTCTGCCTACGACGTGTATGCGCAAAATTTCAACGGCTTGATGGCTAATAGCATGGGTTTTTATGAAACATCTGTACCGCAGGACGACGGAACCAAAATTGTCTATCAGCACGACAAGCCAACAATAGAAGAAAGCAAATACATATGGAAAAAAGGAATTGATGGGTTTGCTGTTTCTTCGGACGGTGGCAAAACGTGGGGCGCAGGTTTTGATAAAAACGGAAATGCTGTTTTAAATGTTCTCGCGGCTCATGGTGTCGTAGCAGACTGGATAAAAACAGGCGTTATACGCGGAGCAGAGAACACAAATGCGTATTTCGACCTTGACAATGACGAATTGTCCTGCACCAAAATGAGCGGTTCTAACAGCGGATACTATTTCAAACTTGACAAAGTGGTATACAGCGGAGCGCCATACTACAGTGGAATGTACGCATACAGTAAAGAGAACAATTCCTTGCAGGGTGGCATTTTTAACCTTGAAGAAAAATATATGGGCTTGTTGGGGGTGAACGGTGTTTCTATTCGCTCAAACGCCCTGAACAGTACCCTTTGCAACGAGTTTAAAATGACAAATGATTCCAGCGGAAAAGGCGAAATATCACTTACCCGATTAACAGGATATACCGATGTAACAACGGAACGAGTAATGCGTATCGACGACACAAATCTGTATTTAGCAAAATACTTCAACTCTGCCGCAAATGCGACTAATAATTGTTACATCCACATGTATCAAGATGGAGGGACTACGGGAACACGTTTAGAAATTGGTGTGCGTTATCCATATAGCGGTAGTTCGCAGGAACGAACCAATTTTATCCGTATTGGATATAACACGATTGAATTTTACGTGGCAGGAAGGAAGGTGGCAGGATGGCCCAGTTAAAAGAAATCGAAAATTTAACGCACGATATTTACGCAAGGCTAGCTAGTTTACAGATTCAAGCGACTGGTACAAATATCGGGACGATGGCATGTGTTTATACGATGCTTGATAAAATCGATGCGTTGACAAAAGAAGGTGATACAGATGGCGCTGTACAAGGAAACTCACAAGATTAAGGTATTCGAACCGAATTCAATTACTTTAAACGCTGTACAAGGAGAAGGGAACGAACGTGAATACGAGTTTATCCTTATTGAAAAATCAGGGGACACTCTTAAAACCACCAATGCACCGATTACTGACAAGATGTTGGATGTGACAGGATGCAGCGTCCGCCTTTATGTTGCAAAGGCAGACGGGCATATTGTCTATATGGAAGGTAAAGTGGCAGATGCTAAAGGCGGAGTTATTTCATTCGTCCCAAAACAGCAGGTGTTTGCAGCATATGGAAAGGCAAACTGTATTTTACAAATTACATCTGCAAATGGAGATTTGCGAGCGGTTGGTGTAACATTGAACATCGGCAAAGCTGAAATTGATGGCGCGTTAGAAAGTAAGGATGAACTCACCGCTTTAGCCGAAGCGGTCATAAAAACAGAAAAACTATATGCGTCGGTAAATCAAGCAATAGGGCAGGTAACAACAGATACAGAAATTATTTTGGCTCGTGGAGATGAAAACACTTTATCTGAACGGCTGGATAAATTTATTGGAAAACAGTACGCAGAAAACAACTTTGCAAATGTAAAAAACGCCGGAGCAATTAAAATCCTAAACGAAAATGTAATAGTTCAGCCGCAAAGTTTAAAAAATTCAGTGGATGAAATTGCTATTAAAAAAAGTGCTGTCACCAGTTCTAAGATAGCGGACGGAGCAGTAACCGACGCGAAAATCGGACAGGGAAACGTCAAGTCGATAGCCGACGATTTTTCAAACAGCGGTATCATTGGATTCAACCTGGAAAAGCTTGAAAAAACGATCAAAACAGAGTTCAACAGCGGTTTGGGCATCACATCCATTGGCTATAGCATCCCGTTCCTTTACGATGGGCGTAATTTTAAATATCTCTATCTCCCCTCTGTTAAGATGGTGGAGGACGGACAGCTTACCTTCATGCTCTGCAAACCGTCCGATCTCTTGGGAAAACAAGTCCACGAAACAGAGCGGCTTGCAAACCGCAAAACCAAAGTTGCTTTATCGGCAGGGCTTCATACAAACGTATGTGTAGAACTCAATCTGGATTATTCCCAATGCGAGGCAGGAACAGAATATTTAATCTGTATTTATGGGATTCAGAAAACCACCTCCCCAACCTATTCCTCCGCGACAAAATTCCAGCTTTCCAACATAGCAAACACGGCAAACGTCGCCGGCGTTTTGACCGGTATATATAAAGATGCGCTCTATCTCCCGCCAAGCGGCGCGTGGAGATGGACGAAGGCCAACGCGGGTGCGGAATATTACATTACCGTCCAATGCGCGCTGGGCGTGGAGTATCCTTATCAAAGTGATATCACATCTTTTGTAAACGCCCAGATTGAAGCGGGTAAAAAGCCGGAGCGGATGGCGAACTACCTGCCGCCGGAAATTCCCGCCGTAGTGGGTGACCCGTTGGAACTGTTCTGGGACAGCATATTCGGCGCGAAGAACATTACCGATTACCGCCTGAAGGTACAATGGGACAACAACGCTTGGCTGGGGGAAGTATACGACAGGAAGCTCAAATGGACGCCTCTGGACAGCCATATCGGGCCGCACACCCTGAAGGTGACAGTATACGATGATTTTGACCGGGAGATTTCCGCAGCAAGCACGACTGTGCGGGTATATCCAGTGAGGAATCCGGCTGTCTCAAAAAACCTGTTGATCATTGGCGATAGCCTGACACAATACGGCGACGATAAAAGCACCGTGAACACGCTCTGCACCAAATTGCAGGAAAACGGGGTCACAAATCTGAACCTGATTGGGACGCAGAAGATGGCAAGCAACCCAAACGCGTGCCATGAAGGGCGTGCGGGTTGGAAGGTTTCCGACTATCTCGATGTTTCAAAAAGCCCCTTTGCTGTAAATGGGACGATTGATTTCAAAGCTTACTGCGAAAAGCATGGCTATTCCGGTATCGACTACTGCATCATTCATTTAAACTGGAACGATACGTTTACTGATTATTCCGGTGTTGCCTCCCGTTTGCGGGCGCTTGCGGAAAAAGTACAGGAGAGCTACCCGGAATGCCGGATTATGTTTGTCAGCTTATCCTCCTACCCCAAGACGAGAATGAACCTTTGGGGTTTTTGCCTGAAAACATCGGCCTGGGAACTCAGCAAAGCGTTACAGGCAGTTACTGGAACAAAGGAAAACTGGAGTACAATCCATTTGTTGCAGGAACGTGACTGCGAGTACAACAACGGGTTTGTCGAACAGCCGGTAAACCTGCGTAACGATATGGCAATGAAAGTCTTAACAGACCATGTACACGGCGGCACCGGCGAGTACCAACAGATTGGCGATACCTATTACCGCGCGATTATGGCGCAGATCAATAAAGATAAGCAATAAAAACAGCCGCGTACAGCGGCACAAATTGAAAGGATGGTTTTGCTATGGCAACACAAAGGGAAAAAGCGGTGCAGGCCGCGAAGAAGGAACTTGGATACCGGGAATTGGCAAACGGCTGGACGAAGTTCGGGGAATGGTACGCCGCATATATGAACTGCAAGAACCAGGGCTTTGAAGCTGCCGACTGGTGTGCGATGTTCTGCGCGTGGTGTATGTATCACGCGGGGTTAACATCCGCACAGACCGTATTCACCGCAAGCGCAGGCCCGACAGGTGAAACGCAGTGGCGGGCGAGAGGTATGTGGAAGGATAAAACATACAAGCCAATGCCGGGCGATTTAATCCATTTTACCTGGGGGCACGTTGGGATTGTGGAACGTGTATCAGGAAATACCGTGTACACAATCGAGGGCAATTACAACGATATGGTAGCCGCACGCAGCTACAGCCTTACCTACAGCGGCATACGCGGATATGCCGCGCCAAACTACAAGGAAGAAAGCAGGGACAATTACATGGAAGTCAAAAATGGGGATATCAACAATTTCGCGTTGCTCGTCAAATCCGAATTAAAAACCTTAAAGCAGCTGGGTTACATAACGGCATCGGTAGATGACAAGAGCGGTTACGGCTCCGGTTCCGTAAAAGCGGTCAAGGAATTCCAGAAGAAAGCAAAACTCACAGTAGATGGAATCGTCGGCGAAAAGACCATCCGCAAGATGCGTGAGGTAATAACGAAGCAGATTACCGCAGCAAAAACCGCCCTTGGCGCTTAGTAAGGGAGGCGCAGCAGTGTCAACCGAAATTGTTATCGCGTTGTTGTCAATCGTTGGCACGGCGATAGGTTCGGGGCTGGGTGTGATTGCGTCCAGCCGCCTAACGAACTACCGTATTCAGCAGTTAGAAAAAAAGGTGGAAAAGCATAATTCTGTGGTGGAGCGCATGGCTGTAGCGGAAAAGGAAATCCGAGTCGCCAATCACAGGATAGAAGATTTAGAAAGGAAGATAGAACATGAACATTAATTGGAAGGTAAGGCTTAAAAGCGGACCATTTTGGGTGGGATTGATTTCACTCGTGCTTACCTTTATTTACACACTACTCAACATGGCGGGAGTCGTCCCGCAGTTCGACCAGAAACAGATTTTGGACATCGTGGTTATGCTGCTTCAAATCCTTGCGTTTATCGGTGTTTTGACTGACCCGACGACGAAAGGTTTTAGCGACAGCGAGCAGGCAATGCGGTATAATGAACCGAAATGAAAGATAAGCTTATAAGACAAAGAAACTCCCCCGGCCTAAAAACCGGGGGAATTTTTGTTTGTAGGGTCAAAAGTTGACCGTTTGAGGTTGAATTCGTTGGTTTTATAAAGGTTTATTGAAAGGATACTTAAAACCCTTTCCATTAACACGGCCGTGATTATCAATCACAATAACAGTAAGGAGTTTTAAAA